CGCCCGTGTGCCAGCGGCCGAATAGCGGCCTCATGTCAGCCCTCCTCGCCAGGCGTGCGATCCCGGCGTGAAAAGTCCAGCGGCAACAACCCGAGGCGCGACAGATCAATCGGCGACTGCGGCGTCTCGTACTCGATCACCGCGGGCAGATCCGGCGGCGCTGGCCCCGCGCACGACGCGCACCGATACTTCCTCGCCTTGCAGCTGCCGAACGTGATCCGGAGCAGGACTTCGCCCTCGGGAATATCCCGCCCGCACTGGCCGCAATGCCGCAGCGTGCGATCGCGCATCCAGGTGGTCATGCGCGCTTGCGTCCTTTCTCGTGTTCTCGTTGCACGGCCGTCACCAACCGCGCATAGAGATCCGCCGCTTCGTGGCGTGAGAGCGGCCGCACGTCGTCGTCGACGCGCTCGACATGCTGCGGATTGACACGTCGCGGCGGCGCCCCTGGCAGCGGCCGATTCGATTCGATCAGCCGATAGGCCGCGCTGATGTCGTCGTTGGTCCACCGGATCTTCAACCGCGCACATTCGCACTTGAGGGCCTCGGTCAGATCGGTCAGGGTCTCGAATGTTTCGCGGGCCAGCAGGGTCCTGACGAGCCGGGCCAGTAGTCGCCCTCGTGGCTCGGTCGGTCCCCTCTGGGCTTGTGTTTCCATAACAACCAATTCGCGTCGGCGCGAGGCTCTAATTGCTAATAGAACGAAGCGTTTACGAAGAGAAGAGACGTACGTAATTAGCTGGTTCTGTTCTAGTTCCGGAGTACAGAGAGCACCACACAAGCACTGCTTAACCACTGCGTAAGAACCAGCCCGAGCAGCTCAACAAGCACCGCTTGAGACGTTCTCGTCATGTGCTCAAGCGCTGCTGGCGTAGCCTGTCAGCCCGCCCGTTTCCTCCTTTGCGCGCGCGCTCAACGGCGCGCGCCCGCACCGCCTTCGCTTCAGCCCATACCCCGAGTTGCGTATCGTTCACGAGGTGCATCCCCTCGACGCGCCAGTACTTTTCGATCTTCGGCCAACAGCGCCGCCACTCTTGCAGCGTGCACCCGATCACCCGACGGATCGCTTCGTGGTCCGCCGGCAGTTGGCACTCGCGTCGCCACGACTGCGTCAGCATTTCTCGATAGAGCCCGCGCGCTTCGATCGGCAGCAGAAAGGCCGACGAGCCCGTCCACCGATCGGTCCAGAACCACTCCGCGAGTAACTTGTCGCTCATGCCGCGGTCACCGCCCCAGGGCTTCAGTCGCGGCGCGCCTGGCCGCGGAGATGCGTTGAAATTCATCAAGGTTGCCGCCCGCGTCCGGATGATTCGTGCGGGCCAGTTCCTTGAACCGACTGTTGACCTCATCGATCGTGGCGTTCGGCGACACGCCGAGAATCACCCACCAGTCGGATGCTTTGGCGGGCAAGGCCACGTAGCCGGCGAAGGCCTGTTTGATGCTGCCGACGCCGTAGCGATCGATCCGCCGCAGCGCGTCGATGTGCATCGCGAGCGCCGCGATGTTGTCGGCCACGCGAAACCACTTGTCGCACGCCAGACACAACGGCTTCTTTTTGAGCCAGAACCAGACGGCGGCGCCAGGGTCCATCGGATCGGCTAGCCCGCTCCGCGGCAACCCGTCGATCCGCAGCTCGACGTTCGTGCTCAAGAGTTCCGAGGTGGCGCGCAGACGCGAAAGTTCCACCGACAGCCGCACGATCGCCTGCGCCACCGAGAGTGGTTGCTTGTAATCGTTCGGTTGTTTCGTGCCGAAGTTGGCGCGCAGCCGCTTCGCGCTGGGCGTCCGCGGCCAGCCGTCGGGCCATGAGAGCGGAAAGCGCGTCGCCGTCTCGTGCGTCATCCCGCCGTGCCTCCGGGCTGTCCCCGCTGCGCGAGCTCGGTGCGGCTGCGCGGACTGAGCCGGCAGCAATACCAACAGCGCCGCAGGCCGTCCGGCCCTTTCATCGTGTAGTCGTGTTGCTGGTGGCCGAGCGTGCACGGTTCCTCGGGCGTCACGTCCCACGGGTGCGGCGGCCGCGGGCGATCGGGCGGCATGTTCGGCCGCGCACCCTGCAGCTGCTGCTGGATCTGGTCGTCGGCGGCCTGGGCGGCGAGGCGATCGCGGTGCGCGCTCATCGGCAGTCCTTGTCCAATTCAGCGGCGACGAGTTCCGGCCACGTTCCCCCTCGCGGCTCAGACTGAGGCTGCTTCCGTGGCAGCCGGAATAAGCGATGCCCACTCCAGCGCCATTCGCGGCGGCATTGCTCGCACCGTCGTTCCCGCTGCTGTCCCCGGCGCTTCGGCTGGAACTCGGCACCGCAGGTGAGACAGACAGCTTGGCGCTGACTCATGACGGCACCGGGTTGTGCCCGCGCGCACGCAGCCACGCCATAACCATCAGAAAACAGTCCTCGCAGACGATGGCCATCTCGGGCGTCCCGCGGCGGCGTCCCCAGAGCTCCACGGATTCCGCCTGCGCCGCCGCCTCGGGCCGGTCGCTGACAAACGAGCCGCCGCAGAGTTCACACACGTACGTGTCGCTCATGACCGGTCGTCCTCCGGCACCGCGAGGCCGCCGCGCGTGGTCTTGACGTGTGGCGCCACGACCTCGGCGCCATCGAGAAGGGGCGACGCTTCACGGGTCGATCTCACCCGTCGTCCGTTCTTCTCGTCGGCGGTCAGTGGCCCTGGCTTCGCGGGCTTCGCTTTCGGCGTCCGGCGCGCGAGAATGCCGCGGGCGATCGTCAAGACGGTCTGCGCGGTCTCGAGCGGCGCCGTTTCAAAAAACTGCACGACTTGATCGACGGGATCGATTCGTCGGCTCATCAGCGCACCGGATCGTCGACGTAGAAAAACCGCACGCCGGGCACCTTCGCCGAGTCCTTCATCGCCACCGCGTAGCGTCCGAGCTTCACCGTGTCGACCACGCAGAAGTCCCGTGGCACCTCCGACTCGTCGACGACTTCGAACGTCCAGCGCCGGCGGAAGGACTGGCCCGCGGCCTTGACGTCGTTGGGGAGCACCACCATCGGCGGGGGCGCCGCGATGGCCTCTGCGACGACGGCCGCCGCGAGCTGGTGTTCGCCGATGCGCTCGAGGGCCGCGGCTTCACTCGTCGCGCGCGCCTGGTCGGCCAGCCGGCGGGCCTCGGCGATCGCCCGTTCCCGGGCTTCTCGGACGGCCGTCTGTTCGTCGTTGAAGCTGCGGATCTGTTCGCGCTCGAAGGCATCGAGGATCTGCAGCGGGGCCAGGGCGGAGCGCTCGAGGCCACAAAACCAGGCGTGCAGGCCGTGGGCCCACGACTTTGGTTTCGCGAGCTGATCGGCGATCCGCTTCTGGCGCTCGCCGATGGCCTGGCGGACGTCGCGGGCACGTGTCAGCGACGGTAAGTCGACGACGGTGACTTTGTTTTGTTCGACGAACTGTAAGACCTCGCGCGTCGTCGCGTTGAGTTCAGTCTGCACGTCGGCCGGGCTGATCATTTCCATCGTCGTCATGCGTCGCCCTCCAGTCCCGCGAACATGGTGTCGTCCGAAAACGCGCTATAGCGCCGCCGCCAGTCGATTGGCCTCAGCGAATCGGGATCGATCTCAAATAGCAGGAGGGCGATCAGTTGGTCCAGGGTAATGACGTGCCGATCCCAGCGTATTTCCTCGCTCGCTAAGGGGTCATCGCCAGACAGTTGCAGGAGATGGCCGCCGAACATCTTCAGTCGAACGTCTCGGCCTAACAGCCAACTGAAGACCAGCGCCATCGGCACATGATCCTTGGCGTGTCGCCCGCGCTTGTCGCGGCACACGTTCCGACGACGATTCCGCAGCACTTGCGCGAAGAGCGACAGCGTGTCGCGTTGTGCTGGCGTCGGTTCGGCGTTGTGTGTCTTCACCTCGATGAACATCAAACACTGGATATTGCGAGACGACTTTTTGTCGATGCCCAGCTTGTAGCGGTGCAGCAACACGTCACAGTCGAAGCGGACGATGCCGTTGATCACGCTGTGCAGCCGCGGCTCATTTCGCATCCACCGTTCGTGAGCCGTTTCCGCTGAATGCCAGTGGCCGCAGTTCGGACACGTGACGAGTCCATTAAAGGCACGAGTCATCGTGGCGTCTCCATCGCCGCCGCCACTCGCTGCCGGGCGATATGGACAGCCTGATCATCGGTGTCGCAAGTAATCCAGCGGCGCAGAGTCTGCGCAGCCGCCACGGCCGTCGTGCCGCCCCCGCAAAAGGGATCGAACACGAGGTCTCCGGGACTGGTTAATTGCTCGATGTAGTATTTCGCCTCTACCGTGCTCTGTTGCCAGGGGTGCGCATCTTTCTGAGGCGTCGATACGACCAGGTCATTGACAAAGCGCAGGTCATCGCGGCTCCGAAATGCGCCTTTAACGAACCACAGCAATGGCTTCCAGTGCACGACGATCCCGTATTCGGTCATCCGCGCCTTCGTCCCGGTGTGCACCATCGCGATCGGCCAAAAAAAGGTCAGGCCCGCGTCCTGCAGCATCCGGATCACTTCAGGGATCCGGTGGTGTGAGGTGTAGGTGATCAAGCTGCCATTCGGCTTGAGGACACGCGCCGCGACGCGCCCGAGATCTGCGTAGGTCCCGATCGTTTTGTCGTGATACGGCGGATCCGTGAAGACAAACGCGACGCTGTCGGCCGCAATGCTGTCGGCCACCTCCACAAATGACCCATGCACCACTTGCCTGTCGTCGCCAACCGTCGCCGCCTTGGCGACCGCTGCGGCATCGGCGCGCTTCGTCTGTCGATCCGTCTCACGGATCGCCTTTTCAGCAGCCTTGATCGCGATCTCGCCTGCGGCGACCTTCTTCGCGAGGGCCGGCGCTTTCTTGCGGACGGCCGTGGCGCGACGCACCAGATTTTGGGTTACCCGGTGCGCTTTCGCGGCCTTCGCACGCGATCTGTCTTTCTTCTCGGTGCCGCTGGATCGCTTGGTGTTGGCAGTCACCTCCAAGCGATCCTCGTCAGGCTTCCGCTTGCCGCCAGTGGCCCGGCCTGCCTTGCCGCGCGCCGATTTCTCAACGCGCCCGAGGGCCTCTTCTAAGAACGACGCGTTCATGGCGCGTTGGTCGTTGGTGAGATTGCGTCGGCCGGCCTGGTTCTGCCTGACCCAGACCTCGGCGTGGTCGCGATTGGGAAAGGACATCTCCGTCACGCGATAGGGCTTCTTCTCGCGCCGGCAAATCTCGTGACGATGATGGCCGTCGATCAGTACGCCATTCCAGGCGATCAACGCATCGCGGCAGCCCTCCGTCGCGATGCTCGCCTCGAGTAATTCGAGTTCCTTCGCGTCGAGCGGCGCGATCCACGACCGGATCACCGGATCGATCTGGAGGTCGGGCTTCACGCGGCCCCCACGAGCTCGCCACGCCGCGCCCGCACGATGCGCTGCGCCTCGACGAGCGTCAGAAACTTCCGGAAGTCCCCAGGGTCGGGATAGGGATGCAACGCGAACGCGCCCGTCTTCTTGAGCGCAACCCCGTACCGCCGCACGAGCTCGTGCCGGGCGAGGAATGCCACGAGCCGCGGGTCGGCCTCGGGTTCATCCGCCCAGTCGTTCATCAGGAGGTGATAGGCCGCAAGCTGGTAGTCCTTGCTGACGTCCAGTGGATCGCCGGTGGCGTAGTCGAGCAGCACGGCCTCGCCGTCGAGCTCGCCCAGGGTGTCCAGTGTGCCGGCCACCTGGTGCCGGCGGCTCGCGATCCGGCACTCGTTCAGCACGGGCACGAAGTGGCGCTGGGCGCAGAACGAGAACCAGCCCTCGAGATAGCCGACGTACTCGGGGAAGTCGATCCGGAATTGATCGACGTCGAGGTCGCCCTCGTTGTAGAAATGCACGGCCTCATGCACGCGCGTGCCGCGGACGCGCGCCGCCTCGAGGATCGACTCGGGGATCCCCGTGAAGTCGATCAGGCCGCTCGCCTGCAGGATGCCCGTCACGGAGGGCACGACGACGCCATCGAGCGTGTAGGTGTGCGGGCCGGCGTCGAAGGTCAGACTCATGGCGTCTTCGCCGCTGGCTTGCAGGCCATGCCGAAGGCCACGACCTCGTCGAGCGATCGCACGACGACCTGGAACTCGGCCGAAGTTACCGGCGTGATCATCAGGCCCAGCCGCGCCGCGACATCCAAGACGTGCTGCCGTTGTGCAGCATCGGTGAGGTCGAACTCAAGGACCAACGGCGTGATCAACGGCGTCGTCACGACTGGTTCTCCGACATGAATGCAGCCACGGCGTTCGCGTGGCGAACGTAGCCCGCCGCGAGCGCCTGCCCAAGTCCTTCGCGATTCACTGGATCGGCAAGCCAGACGAGAAAGCTGGCGAGCGCCACGCGCAACGTCATCGCCTCTGGAAACGACAACGCGTGTCCGTTGATCACGGTGTCGGCTTCGACCATGCCGCTCTCGACGTCGATCGGCATCACGGTTCCCCCAAGCGCACCGGCACGTCGATGGCGACGTTGCCATAGAGGTGATCGGCGATGGTGTGGAACGCCACGATGCGGGCCGCCCGCGGATCGCGTAGCAGGCCGCGCCCGTTGATCGCGTCCACGACGGCGTTGGCGATCCGCAGGCAGCGTTCGCCCCGCTCGCCGGCCCGGGCGTGGTCGTGCGTTTCGGCGGCGCGGATCTCCTCGTCGCGGGTCACCAGCGATCCGTCCGCAGCCAGAGCCAGGCACACACGCCCACCACGCACACGCCGCCAAGCACGAGTTTTATCGTCCGGTCGTCCATGTCACTTCTCGAAGGGGATGTCGCCCGCCGTCGGCATCGGGGCGTCGGCGACGGTGAAGCTTTTGAGGTTGTGGTACGTCTTGCCCTTGTAGTCGTTGTTCTCGAAGGTGAGCGCGACCTGGTGGTCGGTGCCTTTGAAGCCTTCGAGCTCGAGGGCCAGCGCGGCGACCTTCGTCGTGAACTCGAAGCTGTCGCCGACGAGCGTGACCGCGTAGTTGTCCTTGTTCGTGCCGAAGACGCGCACGTCTTTGACCGCGCGCGGGTCGGTGACGAGTCCCCCGATCGTGGTGGCGGGCGTCGCCGTCGCCGTCGCCATCGGCTTCTTCTCCGAGGCCCGTTGCACCGTCTTCGGCGGGCCGGCACTGCCCTCGACGTGGTCCATTTCGTCGACGATGTGCAGCCCCTCGAGCTCCAGCGGAAACCCCTTGCGCAGCGCCTGCGCCTCGGCACACTTCGCCAGTTGGTTGTGCGGCATGCGTTGCCACATGAAGTTGTTCGGGGGCGGCGGCGCGAATTCCGCGAAGCGGGCCGTCGCGATGAACGCGCACTTCTCCAGTTGCACCTGGCGGTAGACGGTCACGGTGGCCGCGAAGTCCAGATCGCCCGGCTGGCCCGTGAACACCGCATCGTCGGTGCCCATGTGCTCCCGGGTCGCCCCAGCACGCGAGCGGAAGAAGTCGATCGACGTGACCGGCGTGTACTTGCCCTGGCGCTTCGTGAAGTGAATAAGCTTGTCGAGGGGATGCACGCCGCGGCGGCGGCAGTCATAGAAGAACAGCTCGAGCTCGGCGTCGGTCGCCTCGGGCGCGACCGTGGCCTTGATGAGCGTGACTTGGTCCGTGGTGATCACGACGGGGGCACGGTCGATGACCGCGAGGTCGGTGGACATACAGCGCTCCTGATCAGGAATGAGGGGTGAGGGTCCAACGCGTGCGATGGGTCGTCCGAGCGACGCCGCCGGCATCGAGAAACGTGTGCGCTTCGGATCCGGCCTCGACGACGAGCGGATCGAGCGACCCGCGACAACTATTCACGCTACAGAGCTGCCAGCCGAGTACGGCCGCCGCGGCCTGGTCCGTCAGCGGCCCGGCCTGCCGCAGCAGTTGGAGATACAGGCGCTGCCGCACCGAGAAGGTCGGGCGGATGGCGTCGGCCCCCGACTGCGAGGCCTGCCGCGCGCCGGTCGTGCGTCCACCGACCGGCGGCGCCGGAGTCCCATCAGGCGTCGTCGTGCGGACATTCGCGACCGGCGCGCGGAAGTCGAAGCCCGATTGATTCACGAGGCAATCTCCTGCGCCCGCATCGCGGCATAGCGCCGCAGTTCGCGCGCATGCTCGGCGAGCGTGGCTGAATTGCGCTCGAACTGGGCCGCCTTGGCGTGGAGTTCCACCACGGTGGCTTTTTCAGTGGGGACCAGAACATCGACGCCGTCGCGTCGCCACACGTATTGCCGTCGGATCAGGTTGAAACCAGGCAACCAGGGCTGGGGATCGTCTTCCACCGCACACGCATCGGTCGCCCCGAGATGGTTGATGCAGTCCGTCACCATCTTGCGCGTGTAGGCGTAGCCGCAGAAGCGCCAGAAGGCGACCGCCTCGGGCTCGATCGTCTGCTCGTTGTCTTGATATGCGAGGCCGGCGCTATGCCCCTTGCAGACTTTGTGTGTCACCCACGCGCAATGGACTTCCTCGCGCCGCGCTAGAAGC